TGATTAGAAAGAGTGGTAGAGATCCTGAAGATGTATATACAGAACTTGCTGATGACATAGGTGTTAGAGATATCAGCATGGAAGTTGTGGGTGATAGTGCTACAATGACAGCAGAAGGTAAGAGACTTTCTGAAAAGTTTGAGGAAGTATGTACTGTTAAAGTTCCTTGTACTCCAGATGGTCTTCTTACTTGTGCTCATTTATCAAGAGATAATATCAGGGTTAATGTTACTTTGATCTTTGATGCAGCACAAGCAATCCTTGCTGCTAAAGCAGGTGCAGCATATGTTTCTCCATTCGTAGGAAGACTTGATGATAATTCTGTGAATGGATTAGAATTGATTAAAGATATATCTGAAATTTATCAAGCACATTGGATTAAGACTGGTATTCTTTCTGCATCTATTCGTGGTGTAAAGGCAGTATCAGAATCCTTTGCTAAAGGTGCTCAGATAGTTACAATTCCTCCATCAGTATTTGAGAAGATGTATAATCATGTTCTTACTGATAAAGGACTAGCATTATTTGATCAAGATTACAAACAGACGATGGAAGCACTTAAGGTATAATGTTATTAGTTACAGGTGGTGCTGGATTTATAGGCAGCAATTTTCTTCATTATTTACTTACTGTAACTGATGAAGAAGTTGTTGTAGTTGATAGTCTTACTTATGCCGCCAATAAAGAATATGTTCCTAGTCAGTACACTTTAGTAAATTGTGATATTGGCGATAGGGAACATGTAGATGAGGTCTTTGCAAAGTATAAACCTAGAAAGGTTTTTAATTTTGCTGCAGAGAGTCATGTAGATAACTCAATTAAGAATGTAGATCCTTTTATCAGGACTAATATTATTGGAACTTGTAATCTTCTAAGAGCAAGTGTTGATAATGATGTTCATAAGTTTCATCATGTATCTACTGATGAGGTCTATGGTTCTTTAGAGTATGATGATACTAAGTTATTTACTGAGGAGACTCCATATGATCCACGTAACCCATACTCTGCATCTAAGGCAGGTGCAGAACATATGGTAAGGACATGGAACAATACATATGGTCTTCCTTATCTTATAACTAGTGCTGCAAATAATTATGGTCCACGTCAGCATCCTGAAAAGTTAATCCCCAAAGTTATTCATAATGCATTAAACAATAAGGTGACTAATATGCATGGAGGAGGGCATCAAATTAGGGATTGGATTTATGCAGAAGATCATTGTCGTGCTATATGGACACTTGATGAACAGAATATTATAAATGATAAGTATAATATATCTGCTGGACATGAACTTCCTAATATAGAAGTGACTAAAAAGATTTTAGATATTCTTGATAAACCATATAGTTTAATAGGAAAATCTAATGAACGTCCAGGTTTGGATCAAAGATATGCAACAGATTATTCTAAATTAAGAAAGAAAACGGGATGGGTTCCTAAAGCAAAATTTGACAATGCACTTAAAGATACTGTAGACTGGTATCTTAACAAGCCATCTTAGCTCAGTCGGTAGAGCAATGCATTAGTAACGCATAGGTCATTGGTTCAAGTCCAATAGGTGGCACCTTTAATCCCAAGTAGCTCAGTGGCAGAGCCGCCGACTGTTAATCGGCTGGTCGCTGGTTCAAATCCAGCCTTGGGAGTTGGTTAAATAAAATACGCATTTAGAAAAATGATAATAGTAAGGTGTAAAGACTGCAACAAGGAGGTTGTGGATGGTAAATCGTGTGGGTGTCCTAACATGGTAACAGTTAAGGGCGATATTGTAACAGCTGTTGACCTAACTAGAACTATAATGGTAAGATCTAATAGGGTAGAAGAAAAAACCGCACTTACGGCTGAAGATCTTGCCTATCAGGAAAAAAGACGGAGGAGAAAAGTGCGGAAATTAGATTACGAAATACGATGACAGAAGATCTTATTCGTCAGGTATCTTATACCAAAGCAGAAGTGGATGGTATGATTGCTGCTGCTGTTGCTGAAGCACATGAAGCAGATCGTATCATCATGGCAAAACATAACAGGGATGCTACTATTATTAGTATGATCCTTGGATTTATATGCCTAGCATTATTTGTTGATGGTCTATTAAGAATTCTTGGTATCATTCCACCCTTTATGGATTTGGATGTGAATGTTATTGATGATATTATAGAGAAAGTGGAGTCTGATATAATGCCGATGGTACAGGATACAGCACAAAAAGCACAACGCTATATACCAAGAAGATGATTTTAGAAACCTTTTTAATTACTGCAGCATTGCCATTTGTTGCACTATCACTTTTCTTTGGAACGAAGGGTGGATATTATGACAGTGATGATTACACTGGTGATGGTTGTGCTCATGACGTAAAACGATGATTGATACTTCTCCTAGTTCCATTAGGATGTTTGCTGTTATAGTTCTTGGTGTAATATGGTTCTATCTTTTAAATCAACACTTGAGGGATAATGACTCCGATAACTGATATAATATTCTCAGTAACATGGGTAGTTCTTTTTGTTCTTGCTATACGTTCGATAGCAAGAGGATGGAGTATTGCGAGAGAAGATACTGCTAGACCTAATGGTATGTGGACTACTAAAGTTACAAGACCAATGCATCCAGAGATGAAGGATGTGCAACCAGGCGAAGAGTTAATGGGTGTTACTTTTGACCAGAAGACTAGTTGTAGTTTAGAGGAATATCAAGCATTACAAAAACGTATAGAAGAATTAAAAATAGAATTATTGATGGAAGAAGATGATGATGAAGAAGATGAAGATGATGATGGGGATATTATTGCTAGAGTTTAATATATTTCTTGACAGGTAATTGGACATCTTATATAATTAGTAGTGTCAACCGTTAACAAGCAATGACGCTTACTTCTAAGTTCAAGAAAGACATAGGCATCCTTCGGGCTGCTGCAAACAAGGAGATTTATTTAGATGTTAAAAACCCCAAATTATTTAAAAAGGTTAAGAGGTATTATGTAGGAGAGGGTTTGCAACTTACAGAAGAAGATCCAGATGTGGATTACAACAGTATCATGGAGTGCATTGCGGAGGACTTAGGTTTATAATTATGAATGTTATTATGGAACGGTTCCCATACCGTTATGTTGAGTCTGGTGTTATCGAACTAAATGGTAGACCAGATTATAGAATCCAGAAGTATAATGAATATACACGGAGATATAATGACATGTATCTCTGTGATAATTCTATGCAGTTAGATACTGCTATAGAAGATTTTGAGTACACCAAATGGCTTGATCCAGATGGTGTACCTTGCTATGTCAAGGAGGATGATGATGAGTGAGGAATTAGTTCGTATTGCAAATGCTTTAGAAAGGATTGCTGATTCTTTTGAAAAGGAATTGCATGTAGATATTGATCATGCACATATAGATGATATAGGTGAGATACATGGTGATGTTGTTACCCACCCTAAACAATTTTAGGGATACTAAATAAGATTAGGAATTCTATTAAAATTATGGCATTTAAAGGAACAGCAGGAAAATCCTCAAGTGGTGCATCAATGTCCAAGTATGATGTAGAAGTAGAAGCAAGACTTCAAGCATTAGAAAAGCAAGCACATCCAGTACCTACAGGTGCTACACAGCAAAAGGTGGATGATAGATTGGCAGCATTAGAAAAAGCAGTTGCAGATATTGCAGCTAAATGTGATGCAAGAGCAACTGGTGGTGGTGGAGATGTTTCTACAGTAGTAGCAGCATTAAAACGAGAGTTCACGTCAAAATTTGCCGATCTGTAAATCAATGGTAAACGATTTAGGTGTTGACCCCTATGAGTGGTTTGAGACTAAGTATACTAATCCGTTGGATTCTATGCCAATAGCACGAGAAGAACCACTTGATCTTGCACCGTCATCATATGAACCACCAGATGATAGAGTGGATCCTCCTGCGGAATTGATGGAGGTTCCTACATCTGTAACGAATCCAAAACCAATACAAAAACCTAAAAAAGAAGAGACAATACATCATAAAATGTATGAGATTGCTACATCAAAGTACAATCCTTTTTCTGTAGGTGGGTCTGAAAGTATTCACGATTTCGAAGGTGGTTCTGAAAACCTAGTTGACAGATAATTCTGTCTTCTATATACTATTAATACAGGATTAATTAATCATGCAATATAAAAGAAAAGCACTGGTACTCGGTGCTGGTGGTTTCATTGGAAGTCATATGGTAAGACGCTTGGTATCTGAGGGATACTGGGTGAGAGGTGTAGATTTAAAATATCCTGAGTTTTCTACGACAGAAGCACATGAATTTGTCCAAGGAGATTTAAGAGATCCATATTTTGTTCGTAAGTGCCTAGAGTATAAAGGTACTGGTGGAAAGTTCTATGAGGAGATACCTTATAAGTATGTCCATGCCTTT